ATTGTAATGTACCTAATCCAGCTTGTGTAGCTGTTCTTTGTTGAGCTGCTTGTATTAAAGGACTAACAGCAGAAACCTTTGGAGTTAAACCTGTAACATCAAATGTTTGTCCAGCAGCTGGTAATAATGAACCTAATGATTCACCTAATGTTTGACCTAGTGGATCTAAAAATGGTTGTGGATATGCCATTATACTCTTCCCCCTTTTTCTAATTTTTTCATAAGAGCATACATTCTTTCTGCTCCTCTATTAACGTTACCGTCTCCCATTCCTCTTACAGCGTCAGCTGTAAATACAAATTCATTATTTGATAACATTGCAGGGATGTCATCTGCTTTTTCTTTTATTCCAACTGGAGGTATAAAACCGCCAGTGTCTCGTAAATCCATTTCATTAACTCCCGCTGGGTTTTGTCTTAATGGTATTCCAGTTATTCCTGCTGCCATAGAAGCTGTATCTCCCATAGCATATTTAGCTCTACCACCTGTTGCAAAGTCTTGAGGGCCAGGCATCAATTCATAATATTTATTACTATCAAAAGCAATTTCAGCAGCTGTATCATAATCCATATCGTATTCGTACATTAATGCTTCTATTCTTCTTAAATACCAATCTGGTCCAGCTCTTAAATTCTCTAGTTCAGAAGAACTCATTGGTTCTGAAAGATCTCCTCCTATAGCTTTTTTAATTCTAACTTCAGGACTTCTATCTTGTCCCATTGTTTCTTCAGCAAATCTTTTTATAAATTCTGAGTGTCTTGGATGTGATTCTGCTGCATCGTTACTTTTTAAAAATGTTTTTTTCCAACCTTTGTATTCTAAATCTTCAGAACCTGAGTTGTATCCGATTCTAGTATTCATTATACCACCACCCATAACTGGTTGTCTAACTATGTCAGTTAAAGTAGGTGTTCTAGCTACTCGATATCCTCTTGACTCACTAGGTGTTTCTAGTTTTCTAGCAAAGGCTTCTTTTTCAGCCATATATTTATTAAAGTCAGTTTCTGCTAATCTTCTTTTTTCTTCAGCATCTTTTTTACCCATAAAATATGTAGGACTTAAAAGTAATAATCTAATTAAATCATTTTTCATTAGATCAGAAACTTTAGTATTTTTTATACCTTCTTTAGCAGTAGAAAAAAATTTACCTATTTTTTTTCCCATAGTTTCTTTTCCTGTACTACCTGTATCACTAAAAATATTTGTAAAAGGATTCTTAAAAGTAGTCATTGTTTCTTTAAAATTACCTTTTTGAAATGGAGAACCTTGAAACTCTCCTGTACCAAATTTTTGACCTGCTTGACCTAAAACATAATCAAAGGCCGCAGTCTTTAATGCATCCTTTAATGAACCTGATTTATCATATTCACTAAGTGCACCGATTCCTGCTCCTAAAGCAGGGTTAAATAAAGAAACTATAGGTGCTGCTTTTGATCCAATTTCTGCTAGTTCATTAGGTATTATTTTTCTTACAAAATCACCAAAACCATATTTCTGCCTATTAAGGCTTCCCAAGCCATATAATTGTCTATTCATTTGTCCTCTTGATATCATAGTTTTAATTAATTAAAGCAGGCAAGAAATCCTGTAATCACACACTTTATGTGATTTTCTTTGGTTCGTCAACGATATTTTGAGATGCTTTAATACCTTTAGATGAAGCCTGTAATTCATCCCAAAATCTACCGCAATATTGATAGTCTCCTACGTGAGTAATATAATCCATACAATACACGTGAACTTTTCCACCCATATTTCCCGAACGTTTACCGAATCCAAAATCTTCACCATAAAATCGTTTTGTTTCTGGTTCGTGGTAAGTATCAAATAAGTTATAAAAATTAGGTTTAGCAACTTCTACTCCATTAACCATAGTTGGTTGAATGATTTGTAATTCAGGATAATGAGCAATCATATCCGTTAATACTTTTCTTTTAATTAACATACAGCCAGTAGGTGCGTGAGTTACTTCTGCAACACCATCATCTACTATAACTTCTTTCATACCTTCAATTTTTATTGGAAAGATATATCCTGATTTAGCCATTTCATTTGGATCGTCTATTTGTAAAGCATTTGTTCTTCTTTGTATCTTTGCCCAATCTAACCATTTCATTGGGTAAGGAGCTGCTATGATATCCTTATCTTTTTCTAACATTTTAAATATGGTTTCTGATTTAAAATCTATGTCTGAATCTATAAATAAAAAGTGACTATATTCTTGTGGTGCATTTAAAAACTCAGCTACACATAAATTTCTACCTTGAGTTACTAAAGATGATTTATATAAAGTAAAGCTAACTAATATTCCTTTTTGTAAACAATCCTGTTGAAACTTTAATAATGCTTGTGTGTAATGAATAGATACTTCGCTATGTACAGGTGTTGCTACGAATATTTTATATTTAGGTTCTCTGTGTCCAATGTTTATTTCAGTTACTGCTCCTGGTTTATTAAACCAGATAGGCTCATTATTTTTCATTTAATACTCCGTTTAAAAAATGATTCCAAGATAATGCAATCTTAGGCCATTCATAATATGTGTTTGCGTATTTGATTTGTCTTCTTAAGTGTTCTTGTACAGGTTCCATATGTAAAGATCGTTTTGCATTCTTAATACCAAAAGCAAATTTCTTTGCTAATAATTGATAGTCTTTACAATATGGTACGTACATAGAATATTCAGCGCCTGTTTCATACAAGGCACCATAATTAGTTACAATACAATATAGGCCTGCAGCCATAGATTCTATTAAAGATATGCAAGATGTTTCTTCCCATATGCTAGGATAAACAAACATATGATAGTCTCTTAAATGTTCTTTAATATATTCATTAGGTCTATAACCAATATAATTTACATTAGGTAATTGTCTTGCTTGTTCATATAAAGCTTCGTATTCTTTATCGTTTTGATCTTTAAATGACTTACCATAAACTTCAGTAGACGAATAAACATCTAATGTAATGTTTTCATTTTGTAATAATTGCATCGTACCTAGCAATACATTTAGTCCACGCCAGGGTGTGCAATGATGTATAATTTTTAATGGTTCATTTTGAGAATATGATATTTCTCTTGCTGGTATGTTCTTAATACCATTCTTAATAACTAAACATTTCTCAGTTGGTAAATCAAAATGTTTTGTAAATTGTTCAAAGTTCCAATGACTATTGAATACATACCAATCATATTTCTTATGATTATCTTTATTTTTAAACCAAGGGTAAATGTTTGGTTGGTCCCAAGAATTTTTTTGCCAAAGTATATTAGGTTTAAAAAGTGATAATGGAATCTTTTCTGGTACGGAAGTAGTTATTTGAACACCATCTAATAACTTATTATCAACGTGATTATATAAATATTCTAATTGTAATTCTGTCCCGCCTCTAGGCTTTTGGTTCATTATGTTTACTCATAACTTTCTGTAATGCTTGTAATCCTTTTGGTGATACTTGAACAGTTACATCTGTTCTAATATCAGCCATTGTTGTTTTTGTATTAGGATTAGCAACATCTGCTTTCATTTCTTCTTCGTCTTTATAAACTTGACCAGTCCATTTATTAGTACAGACTGTTATTGTTGTACAATTTATTTTTAAAATATCTTTATCCATTTTCTTGCGATCTATCTATTAAAGCATAACTGATAACACCTTTAACAGTATTTGCAGTTTCTGTTTGTGCCTTTATACTATCTCCTGCCTCTAAATTCAATACCTGACCTGCACATTGTTCTGTAGAATCTGCAGTCAAATCCTTATGAAAAAACTCATAATCAATACCTGCTGATACATCGTGTAGATATAATTCAGTTAAATTGTTACTATTATGTTCATTAGTTAAATTTATACTTTTTACTATGCCAACTGAAGTAACATTAATAGTTAACACTGTAGTTAAATTTGAAGTAGTTAAACTAAACCCTTGATTTTTATATTGTATAGTCATTTAGAATATAAACCATTTATAAGCATCTTGTTCATCTTTCAAGTCTTTTTGAAAAGAAAAATTTAATTCGTTTTTAATTGTAGAAACAGATTCTAATATTTGTCTTTGATTAGAAACATCATATTGTTCTTTTGGTTCAGGTATGTATGCTGTTATCTTTGCCATTATCTTCTACCATCTGGTCTTGCATCGATACGTAAGGTTCCATATCTCCAGGTTTCACCTACCGCATCATTTGCTATTTTAATACTAATTAATCTTCCTCTAGCTCTTGTATCTATTTTATCAGTTGATGAGTTAACTGTAAATGGTCCAAGAGGTGAACTTGTTGAAGTATTATTTGGATAGTCATTTAAGAATATGGTTACTTTTGAATTACCTTCAATGTATTTATAATCAGGTACAAATCTACTAATGGATGAGAATATTTCTCCATCATCAATATCTAAATCTCCAGATAATACATATGCATTAATGGAAGTTGTGCCTGAACTATTAACTTGATCCGCGCCACTTTCGTGAGCGTAATAAGTAGAAGCTCCTGCTAAATTAGTTACTCCTTGTATCATAAAGTTAGGTGTAGCTGTTGTTGAATACTCCGTTGCATAAGGTAAATCAAACACGCTTTGATCTGCATATGTAGTTCTTGCTAATGAAGAAGTATACCAAACGTTTTCTCCATAATTATATGTTACACATCTATCAATTTGAGTTGAATTTGCTTTTGGATAAAACCAATTAATTTCTGT